CTAATACTTCTAGTATCTGTAAAATGCTGCTTCAACATTGTGTTGCTCAGCCTTGCTTATAATTGGATCAAAGAACTTGTCACGATCATTTTTTGTATTAAAAGAAATAACGTAATCTAAATCATATGATTCAAAGTTGGATAGTACTTCTCTAAAACTTACCCTATTAAACTTAATCTTCATTTTGTTTTGTTTAATTAAATCTTCACTTCTATTTACAAACTCAGCAGTAAAGTTATTAATCTTATGTGGACCAGCAGTAAGGATATCAATCCTATTATCTGCAGCTCCAACTGTGCTTTGAAGTGCCACTGCCATGCCTCTCATGAAAGTGCCATAGTCTTCAAATGACTCTGTGCCATAAACTAAAATCTTCATAACTTTCCTTTATTTGTACGGACTTATATTATATCATTTACGCATGACTTATGTCAAGTGTTACCCAAAAGAAGTATTATATTCTTTTTCCCAATTATAATCTCCAAAACCACTATATGTTTCAAAGCGTCTTAGGGAAATAATGGCATCAATTATGCCGTCCGTATAGTCCGATGATCTTTTTTTACCTGCATAAACGTCTTCAATTGCAAGGGCTAAAAGATCATACAGTGGGCGATACACAGCATTAAAGTTAAAGATTGAATTAATAAAATCTGGACTTAAATCTGTATTCATCTTACAAGCATCAAGCTGCTCAACAACGTACCTTGACATGTCTTTAAGTTCTGAATCTTTCCAAGTTGTTATGGCAACCTTAAAGCATGAATAAACAACTAATATTTTTAATTGCTCTTCAGTTAAATTTGTTACTTCATGAATGTACGGAGCAAAGTTAATTTTTTCAATTAGGCTATTTTCTTTAGTTGCTCTTTCAACTATTAAGTCTCCATATTTTTGAATGTTGTCTGGAAAGCATCCATTCTCATCAGTATGTTGGTGACTAGGACCTAGCCCATTTTCATAATTACGTTCGTGTGTCATTTCCATTCCTTCTTTGATCTAAAAAATGTTTTATATCTATTTGAGCCTTTTCCTTCTGCTCTTTTCCATACTTTATAAAGATCATCGTCATGCTTTGATACAATTTCATGTGACCATTTTTCTCTTTTAAATGGAATAATTTGCATAATTGGTGTGCCCATTGGAAGAATTCCTTCAAAGTCTTTTCTAATAAAAAATGGAAAGTTTACGTTAATTGGGTGCATATCTGTATCAACTATAGATGGTAATACATAAAATGGTAAATCATCTCTGAATGCTGGCTGAATAAACAAACAAGAATATCCCTTTGGAGTCTGAGTAATCCAAGGATTAATAAATTTTAATCCTACAGATTCATATTCGTCTGGAACATTGTACTGATCGTATTGTGGTTGTGGGTGGCTTTGAATAAGCGTTGAAGTATTTGTGCTCCATAAGGTACTAACGCCTCCGTTACCATCTTTTGAAAAAATCACATCACCTGGAAGAGTATAAATATATCCAGCAGTCATTACGTCAAATACTGGCATACAACCTTTTATGGTATGATTTACAGTTCCATTCTCCTGGCTATATACTTTTTTATTTTCAGTATATTTATTTTGTTTCTTATACCATTCTGGAATAATTTTTCCAGCAGGAACTGGGGGATCAAATACTCCAGATTCTGTTCCATGTGCTGGAATAAATCTTACAACATTTTCTTTTTTTCTAAACATTTTATTCTTTCTGTTATTATGCTTTTATAAAGTATAGCATAGGTGAGTAGCGAACAAGGTACCCAGTCTGATTATTTGTACTATTAGTTGTATCTAATGTTGTACTATGGGCATGAGCATTGGTAAAGGCTGTTCCTGTTGAGTTTAATTGTGTATTACTAGATAAAGCTTGTGAAGCAACTGTGTGGCTATGAGCTGTATATGTAGGACCACTTGAATTATATGCATTGTAATTAAGGTTGTGATTATGTCTTGGCGTTCCAGTATTATTTGTGTTGCCATTTGCTGCTGATGAAAAATCTGTATTTGGAACTCCGTTATAACTAGCAAGTGTTCCATTATGTTCGTGTGTTGCAGGATTACCACTTGCAAATACTCTATTTGCATTGTATGCATTATGAGCATGTGCCATTGATGTGTTATTGTTAGCACTATTCCATGTTACTGTACCAACATCATGGCTATGTGTTGCTGTATTAGTAATTGTTCCAATAGTTGTTGACGGAGCACCTTTTATTGTTAATTTTGTAGCATGTAAATTTGGAACATTAAAGTTCAGTCCTGATCCACCATATGTATAACCAATTACAGTATGTAATCTTGGATAGTCTGCAACTAGGTGAGAAGTACCATCACATTTTAGTAGCCCCAAAGATGCAAGGTCAGCACTGGATAGGGTTGTATAAGGGGCAGCAAGCATTAATATTGCACCTGTTGGAATATATGCAGATTGTGATTCTGCATCTAATAAGTCTGATTCAAATGTTGTGTATGCCATAATACTAATACTTTATTATAAAGTATACATCCTTACTTATTGGAAAAATGCTTTCTTCATCTAGACTAATTCCTTGAAAAGTAGATGCACCCACTACTACGTTTGTATTTTGATTTGCTGTGTGAGAATGACTAATACTATCTGCAGAGTGAACCTGAACAGGATGGGTATGACTAACAGAGGCACTGGTATTCATTGTTAAAGTGGCGGTAAAGGCAGCACCATGATCATGTACATAGTCATTATGGTATTGAACAGTGTTATTTGCTGATGATGCTCTACTTGAAGCAGAATTTGAAGTAACATTGTTTAGACCGCTTCCACCACCCATGTTTGCATGGTTATGTGTAATGCTGGCTGCAGCTGAAGTTAAGTTCATTCCTGCATGATTATGGTTTGCACTATAAGTGCTTACTGTATAATTAGTAGTATTTGCTTTATAAGAAGCATGACTATGTAAAAAATTTGCAGGGAAGGCTGGCTCAGAGGCTTGTCTGCTTACGGCATATCTGTTAAACGGGTTATTTATTGTATTTATTACAAGTGGTGGAAGATTAAAGGTTGATGTTCCATCTCCTAAACCATATGGACTTGATGTTGTTCCTAGTGCAGTCCATAGTTCGGAATAACTAGTTCTAGAAACTGGTCTGCCATCACAAAGCAGCCATCCATCAGGTATTGTAGAGGACATGGTAATAATTATAGAGCCAACGGGATAAGACTGAGCGTAACCAAGCCTATCCACAATATAGTCTTCTGATATTTTAAAGTCAGCCATACCGTTAAACCTTCACTATGTAGTGCATTAAAATATTGGCTGGTTCTGGGTTTGCAACATTAGGACTACCTCCAGATGGTGATGCAGCAATGTTATGTCCATGTGCGGTTTCAGAAACTGTATGATTAATTGTTCCAAGAGTAGCTGAGTTTGGATGTGTGTGATTTCCTTCAGCTGCTGCTGCGGAGTTATAATTAATATTTCCAACGTGATCATGGCTTCTAAAAGTTCTATTGGTGTTGTTTCCATTTGACCAGTTAATAAAATTACCAGAATAATGGCTAGGAGTATTTACTGCAACATTTATTATGTGTGTATGACTAGCATCTGCACCACCAGCATTAAGGTTGGTGTAGTACTCTGGAGCTTGGTGTGCATTTGTAGCGGTTCCATGTGTTATTGCAGAAAAGAAATAACTATGTGCATGTACATTTGATCCTGTAATTGCACCAATAGTTGCAGCAGAACTAGCACCTCTAAGAAAGTAGCCTCTAAGGTCTACAGTTCCGTTGTTGCCGTCACAAAGTAGCCATCCTACAGGACAAAGCCTAACACTAGCTCCAGAAATTGTTGTAGTCAAAGGGTTAGCTACAGTTAATGTTGTTCCAGAAACTGCAGTAATATAATTTAATCCTGGTGCTGGGCTGTTTAATCCTGTGCCGTATATCCCCTGACCAACAAATGCACCAGCTGCTGATGCAACCGTTATAGTGTTGGTTCCAGATGTTCCAGTTGCTGTTGTAATAGGAGTTGGTCCAGCAAAAGGCATGATAAAACCAGTTTGTGGAATAATGCTCAACCCTGATAAAGAAATTCCTGTAGAAGTTTTACTAGCACCTTCTTTTAATTTAAAGTTAGCCATTAAATAGATACCGCCGTTTTCACTATTTCAATGTTAGTTCCTGATGCTACTGCTACTGTTAACACCGCATTTGGTGCAGAATATGATGGTGTAATTGTAACGGCTGGGGCAGTTCCTTGTGTAAGAATTGCATACTCAGTAATAATTGGAGTAGCTGTTCCTCTTGCAAGCATCATAACTTTAGACACATAATTTCCAGAGGAAGTAGATCCATAGACAATAAATTCTGCAGAAGAGTATACTGTTGTGTTGAATGTTGAGGTAGCTGAAGTTGTTCCAGTAGTAACATCTGTATTGACTGTTGATTTAAATGTTATATCTCCAGCAGAAGACATTAACCAGTCAGTAGAGTTATTTGTTCCAATAGATAGGCTTCCAGTTGCTGTTACATTATGTAAAACTAAATCATTAGTACTAGTATATAGATTCATAACGGTACCTGCAGTATAATTTCCAAGTCTTATGTCTGAAGAGTTAATTACACCTAATCCAGATGTAAAAGTTGCTGCACCAGTTGTTGCATTTGCTACCGTAAATTCTGTTCTTATTGTTGTTACTCCATCCGCAGCTAAATCTGTTGTTATGCCTGTAATTGTAAATGTTCCATTATATCCAGCTATAGACGCTCCTGTAATTGTTACAACATCTCCTACAACAAATTTATGATTATTAGAAGTATATGTTGCAGACCCAACTGATGGAGAAGATTCTGCTACTTCGGTAATGGTGGCAGAGTAAGCATCCATAATATGTAAGGTTGAGCTAGGGCTAATAGTTCCTACTCCAACTGTTCTATTTGCTGTAGCGTTAAAAGCATTAAATCCATTTGCCGCAAGTCTTACTTGTCCTGCATCTTGAGCTATAATTGCCATAACTCCAGTTCCACGATTAGCTATGTTAGAGTCTGCATTCTGACCATTATTATTTCTAATAATTCTCAATCCATAATCAGTGTAGGCAGAGTCTCCAACTAAGTCTATATAAGCATATCCAGAACCAGTTCTTCCAGATCCAAGTTCCATATAACGTGCCTCTGTGGATGTTGTGCTATCCCCAATGCCAATATTTGATTGTACATAAAGGCTACCAGAAGTGCCAATGGTCATTCTTCTGGTATTACCTGCACCTTGTACAAACTGCAAGTTTCCTGCAGCATTTGTTAAAGCATCAGGGGACTCATAAACCTTCCAAAGATTTCCACCAGCCCAAGAAAGTCCTTCTCCTACCCCAGCGTCTTGAAACTCTAAATTATTAACTCCAGTTATGTTGTAATTATTTAAAGAAAGGGCTCCGTTCATGTTTATTGCTGCAGTTTCTACTGTTCCAGCAAAAGTTGGAGAATTATTAAATACTACCAGTCCAGTTCCAGTTTCATCTGATAAGAATGATGCTAGTCCCGATGAGTTTGAAAATGGTAAAGCTACAGAAATTGTTCCCCACTCTAATGCTGTTTCAGCAGAATTAACTCTAAGTACCTGACCAGCAGTTCCAAGAACAGATAGTCCAGTTCCACCCTTTGTGTATGCAATTGCTGTTCCAGACCATATACCACTTATAATAGTTCCAAGATCCCATCCAGGATTTGCAGACAAATACTGGGCTCTAATATTTCCTTGACCATCAGAGATTATGATGTTGTTAGATAGATTAAAGATTGATGATCCCGTGTTAGCACCAATAATTACGTTATTTGATCCAGATGTAACTGCACTTCCTGATAATGTTCCAATAAATGTATTATTTGCACCATTTGTATTGATCAAGCCAGAATTAAATCCAATGGCAGTGTTGTTTGCTCCTGTACTTAATTCTAGTGCTTTGGATCCAATGGCAATGCCACCAGATGCATTAGATGATCTTAAGGTATTTTGACCAATTGCAATGTTATTTGAACCAGAAGCATTTTCATTTAGTGCTGTATCTCCAATAGCAACGTTGTTAGAGCCAGTGTTAGTTGAGAATAAAGCGTTTCTACCAAATGCGGTATTTTGAATACCATTTGTAATAAATGAAAGAGCATTTTCTCCAACCTTAATGTTATTTTGATCGTCACCACTAATGTTTGTTACACCAGCAGTTAAATTCTCTGTAACTATAAGATTTTTAATGCTTAAGGTTTCAATAACTGCTGAGACAGAAAGTTGATCTGCAATAGCAACATCATTATCTACCCTTAAAGTGTTTAAAATAAAGGGCTCTTCGTAAATATGATTAAGCTTATTTAAGCCCATTATTCCTCCTTAAGCCTGAGCTTCTGTCCAGCCTAGTCTTGCATTAAATGCACCTGCAGATGCACCAATATTGGACACTGTAACAGTTACATGGTCTGGACCATCTGGATAGATATTTGCTCTAGATGTTGCTGTATATGTATTGGTAGTTCCGCCACCCAAAATACTGTTACCCAAGTCTCTAACTAGTTGCAGATCTTGTGTCTGAATGTTTGCTTCCCCAGTCACGGTTGAAACAAAGAATGAATAAATTGTTTCACCAGTATTTGGAACAATAAAGTCATTAGCTGCATGTAAAGCTTGTTGACACAATGAGGATCCACCAACATTGACCCATGTAGCATTGTGACTTGCTTGACCATTAAGAATTAGCTTAACAAGGTACTTTCCTGGTCTGGTTGATCCAGATGCGGTTTCTGCAAGAACACCCAATGATCTAAGGGTTAACTGCATTCTATTAATAAGCTCTCTTTGTCCAAGAGAACCTACAACTCCATTGTCTACAGATGGTGCAAGTCTTAGGCTTAGAAGTGCAAAGTCTTTTGTTGCATCTCCAGTTGGAACTGTAAGAGAGTTACGCATACCTGACTGGAAGATAAACGACTTGTCATCATCATATCCACCGTCCATAATTACAGATGAACCCCAGTGACTTGTGCCAGTAGCAACCTGTCTTGTGTAAAGAACAACTGGAATTGGTGCTGTTGCAGAATATGTAAATGTTTGACCAGTTGCTGCACCGCCACCTGTGCCACCAGTTACAGGGTTAACCACAACATCTGTTTTTGCTCTTGTTACTCCAGTAAATGTTGTAGCAGTTTTTCCAGTGTATGAAACGTACTCAATTGCCTGTGCCGTATTTCCAGGTGCTGTAATTACCAAGATACCTGTACTAGGGAATGCTGTTGTGCTGTCAACCGTAATTGTTGTTGCACTATCTGAAAGCGTTGCTCCAAGAAGTGTTTTTGGAGCGTCAGATGCTGACTCATATCGGGCTGGCATGTTACCAGAACGCATGTATGCTTCTGTCTTAACGTTTGCGTGTGTCATTCTATGGCAGTAAATTACTTCACCATTTTGATCCTTAAATCCAAATCTAATAGCACCTGCACCATACCATGAGTAGTCAATGTAGAACATCTGCATCTTAGAAAGATTAATGTTTACACCTGAAGGACCAGTACCATCCATTTTGTCAATATTCCATTGACTTTGTGGAACCTTAAAGTCTACAATCTTGGAAATTACACCTCCAGAACCAATAGATGCACCACGATACTCAGGGAAAACATAAAGTTGTGTCTGGCTTGTAATCGAGGAAACGATATAGTCCTGACCACGAATTACAATTGTATCTCCAGGCTCTAGTTGATCTGCAAATCTTGTGTCTGTACCAGTGATCTGTGGAGATCCCTGAGTTGTAGAAATAATACCAGATATCTGGTCAATTGCTGATCTTCTTACCGCAGAAAGGTTTTGACCATCAAATTCAAAAAAGAATCCATTTTGATTATCAAACATACCTAATCTATTTTGACCACCATACCACGCATATGGAGCAATGTCAATTGGAAATCCAGTTGCAGGAGTTGCAGAAGGAACTTCATTTGCTGTGTAAGTAAATGTTCTTGGACCAGTAATTGCTGTAACTGTAAAAATACCGTTATAAGCTGTTTGGTCACAACCACTAACAGAAATTTGGGCACCAACGCCTAAGAAATGTTCGTATCTAGTTTTAACTGTAACCGTTGTACCAGAACTTGTTATAAGGTCAACAGGGAATACTGGTTTTAGCATAGATCCAGTTGAGAACTGAATACCTTTACCTGATTGATAACGGAAATATCTACGAGTCTGACGAATAATTTTAGTTCCAGGAGCAGATGATCCAGTTGTAAACTTTACACCACCGTCAAATGGGCGGTGAATCGATTGAGATCCTGGACGACCAATCAAAGAACTTGCAACTGCAGTAATCTGACCAGATGGGGCTGTTACTACATCAAAAGTAAATGTACTTGTTGTTGGAGTTGTTTTAACTTCCCAAGCACCATTTGGTGGATTAGAGGTTGCTGCAGTAGTTCCAGAAACATAAATTAAATCTCCCACAGAAAGACCATGTGCATTTGTTGTAGTTGCTGTAACAGTTGTTCCAGATGAAGTAAATGCAGCACCAGCAGTAGTTGAAACAGGAATTGGAGCTCCTGTATATTCATACGCCTTGTAAGCAAATGTTTTTGTTGTATCTAATATACTTCCATTTGTAACATTTCCTTTTGCAATATATGTAAGAGTTGTTGTAGAGGGACGAGTGGCAACCATGTACCAACCATCCGCCATAACGTCTAAAGTATCTTGGATAAAGAACTTATCCCCAACAACCAAACCATGTGCACTTGCTGTTTCTAAGGATACAACTCTTGAAGAGCCCGTTCCAGTAATTGAAACAAATGTATTTGATCCACCAGAAGGTGAAGCGATTGGTGCCTGAATGTCAAAATAAACACTTGGCTTGTTGCTTGTTAAAGTAAGAACTTCCCATTTAGTAGGTTGCGTTCCATATTCAAAGTCTGTATCAATTAAAGATGTTCCAGTAGATACACGAAGTTTTCCAACTGGATCCATGTATGTTTCATCTGGTGCAAAGCTTTCTGCATATTCATCTACAACAACTTGTAGTTTGTCTGTTGCAGACATACCTGCTGTATTAAAATTTAATACTACTGTAGTTGTAGGGGAGTTATCTGCTGCAATTGTGGCAGTATGGCTAGTTGACTTAAGTGATGGATCAGAGAAGTTATAAATGACCTGATTTGTGGTCACGTTGGTAATCAATACCAGTCTCTCTCTTGAGACATACTTTGGAATTACAATCGTTCTTGTAGACGGTGTAAATGTAATCCCCGTTTCATGTAGTACTTTTCTAGCCATGTTTTATACTCCTAATAATATATCCACTGCTCTGAATGGATATCCCTTCTTTACTGAATTTATGTTTGGACCAGGCATAAGTCTTGCGTCAAATGTCGATCCTGCTGGTGGAACTTCTAAAAATGCTATATAACCATCGCTATCTACCATGAAGCCTTCTCTTGGTAGCATAGATTGCCAGACATATTCTGGAAAGTCCACTGTCTGTATTATACCATTTACACTTAACAAAAGCCTGAGAGGGTTTAAAATTGACAGCGTTTCTCCTTGGAATTTTGGTTGGAATCTAGAATCAATGCCATTAAATTGAGCTCTAATATCATCAAGAGGGATGATATCTGGTAGAGAAGCAGCATTTGCTAAAATAGAGTCATCAACGTATTTCTTTGTTGCGGCATGTGTATCTACAACTGGAGTAGGAACCACTACATTTCCACTAAAAGTTGGATTATTAAGTGTTGCCAACTCATCATCCAAGTACTCTTTT